ACCTTCGTACCATGTAAACGCTTCGCGGTTTACCATGATGATTGAATCGTCGCCTGTACCTGAAATGTATGGATCTACAAATACTGGAAGTCCCATCACTGAACCAACTGCGTTACCTGGCTCAACTACGCCAAGTCCGTTTGATGAGTTACCAGCAACGTTGAATAGTGGACGCTTTGATGAATCTGTCAAAGCGATCAAAGCAGCCCATTGATCAGGAGTTACGATAATTCCTGTTGGGAAGCGCTTTGTTGCGTTGTAGATTGATGCTGCACCGCGTGAGATGTAGCCAGCGAACTCATCGCCATCGAATGGAAGTGTGATAACTGTTGAATCAAGTGTTCCAGCCTGTAATGCTGTAACCATTGCAGTATCTGTTGCCTTTGCGTATGCGTTAGCCATTAGGCGAACCAACTCGTCAAAGAATGCTGGTGATGTGCGATCTAGAACCTCAACATCGAACTTCTGCATTCCCGCGTACTTGGCGACATTGCAAACCACATATTCGATCTCTGTCTGAGTATCTGAGAATGCGCCCTTTTCAGCAGCAGCGGCTACTGTTGGAGCAGTCTTTACGCGAGGGATTTCAAAAGTCATTCCAGCTGCTGGAAGTACCGCTGTGCGAACTGCTGAAATTGCAGGACGTACATTAGTTGTCTTTGGATCCCAAATTGTTGTGAACTGTGGTGTTGGAACAAGTCCAGCAACCTCAGTTGTTGTTGTATCTGATGCAGCAGCAACATATAACTTAGATGTCTCGTCGCCTAGTTGTGCGCGAACTGAGTGCTCTAGGAATGTTCCTGCTGAGACGATAGGGGTACGGACACGCTGTGAGTTAAGCGGATGTGATGTCGCCTTAACTTCAGCCTTAGCAGCTTCAACCGTCTCGGTTGATACTGCCTCTGAAACGGTTTCTGACACTAGGTCATCTCCTTCGGTCTTAGGATCCTCGATCTGAGGCTCCGGGGTTGATTCGGTTGCAGCTTGTCCTTGTGTTTCGGCTGCTGCTACCTTTTCCACTTCCGCTCCTGGGATTGCTCCATCAGTTACGAGTGAAACTTCAATTAAGTTAGATGCTGAGATAGCCATAACGCCATCCTTATTGTCCCACGCATCTACTTCTACGCCAACGCTAAAGTCGGAGCGCAAACCAGTTGCTGCTTCCTCCAAAGCATCATTACCAGCAGTCGTCTTAGCGATCTTAAACGATGCAGTAATTCCTGTATCGTCCTGAGACCATTCAACTAACTTGCCAAGTGGCTTTGTGCGATTGTGTTCTAAAACTAGTTTTGTATTTTTGCCAAAGTTAATTGAATTAGGCAAAAACTTTGTGCGACCTGCTGAGGTATTACCTTCAGCATCCCATTGCACGATGCGTCCAGCGATGATGCGTGATTCAACATCAGATGCTGTGATTGATACTGGCATTGTTATTTTCATGATAACAAGTCCTCCTGTTGTCTGATTTCATCAACGCTCATCGCGCCAATTCTGTTTAGGATCTCGTAAACCTGCGCACGTTCCAAAGGATTGCCACGCAAGAAATCGTCTAGTGCATAGCGCACTTCATTGCCTTGACCGACAAAATCCGCCATTGAGATTCGTTGTTCAATAGCAGTCAAGATTGGACGCAATGAAAAATCAACAAGTGAACGACGCTCTGAAATTGCATTTGAGTAAGTCATCGAAGTTGTTTCAGCAGATGCAAAGTAAGCCGGGAGACCAGCAGCACGACATAATTCTAAAGCAACGTATTGACGTGCTTCATTGAGTTGTAGTTTGTTTGGATCAATTCCCATAGCCTGCAATTCAACGTCGGCATTAAGGAATGCTGTACTCCGAGTTGTGCGGGCTACGCGCCAGGCTTCAAGCAGTTTGCCGATACGCTCGCTAGTAAGATTTGTTCCGTTTGATTTTAGAACCATCATTGGTACTGGTTCTTTAGCAAATGCTTCTGACGCATTTTCAAGGGCAACAGCTGCGCGGATTGTGCGACCTGCTCTACTGAGGAACCCTTCGTCAAGTCCATTGAATACTACTAAACTAAAAACACCCATTGAAGGAACTGCAACGCCATCAACCATGTAACCAATAATTTCAGTTTGGTTTGCGTTTGTGTTAAATGTTACGCGATCTGGTGAAACGCGTGTCCATTCTTGGATTCGTCCATCTGCATACATTGACATTACTTGTCCATACGCCACGCCGTGAAATAACAGATCCTCAGCAATGTACGCATAGATAGATGATCCGGGAACGCGTGAATCAGGTTGGTTAATTACGCGATTGGGTTCAACTCGTACCCCGGAAGATTTAATTCTCTGCTCTAATGGCAAAGATGCAACAGTCGAGCAAATGATATTGCGCGCTCTTGCGATTGTTGGAACTGCCATCGCTTGTTGGCGATTAGCAGATGCCAAAGGATAAAAATAGTTTTGCACCGAGTTATTGAAAGGTGCTGGAGTCGCAGCTGCATCAACCGTCAAAGTTTGCGGTTCAGGAGCCTTCGCGAATAAGTCTCTAAGTGCCATTAGCATAAAATTATAGCATAATCAACCCAACACGATGTCCACTTCGGTGTCTGGTCGTGTCGCAAAGTGACTGACCATAGCCATTCCAACTGTGGCACAAATTGTAGCTGCTGAGGCTTTTCTGCCCAAGTACCAGCCACCATCTTTGAACGGCAATTTAACAGCCGATAGGACTTGCTTATTTAATTCGACTTGATTGCCATGAACTAGGCGCTGGGAGGTAATTGCCGACAACATTTCGTCACAAGCCTGACCATAGATAGCGCCATCGATTGGAGTCGTCGGAATACCTGCTGGAATGAGACGGGAAGCAACTGCACCTGCGGTCTGACGAGAATATGCAACAGTTTCGACTGAGTACTTTCGTGCCCATATTGCGATGCTGTTAGCAAGATCTTTATCGTCAATGTTTACTGGATTCGAATATGTTTCCAGTAACACAACGCAGAACTTGTCCCCATCAAGCCTCTGCGCTGCCATAAGTGCAGCTGCTTTCCTGTCCGGTGAAAGATCGACCGCCATCCAAGTTGGTTGCTCCCGATCCAAAGCGAGCGTACCCTCAGACGCGCACTCTGTCCAACTTGACGGATTGATGGCAGGGTTGATCTGGCTCACCCATTGACAAAGCAACTCTGTACGGATAATTGATTCATCATCCGACATCGCGCTTTTAAGATTATCTATGTGGATCGTATATCCAAGGCTTGGGTTGGCTTGTTGCCATCCCTTCATGTCATCGATTGGGCAACCTGGCTCGGCGCTCCACTCAAACCAACCAATCGGATCATCTGAACCAGCAGCTGCTGCAAGCCCGCGCTCGCGCATACGATTCAGGATTACGGAATGTTGGTCTCCAGCATTGGAATACATAATCGCTTGCGGATTCTTTGAAGCCATCTGGGTAAATCGAAGTGATGCCCAGACTTCATCATCTTTATATTCACGGACTTCATCCAGATGGATTACATCCGGCGCTGCAATACCGCGAGCAGCTGAGTTATTGGCTCTGACCAGGTATCGAGTGCCGTCATTGAGTTTAATCTCTTGGCTTCCCTTGGTTTCGTATTTCTTTACGAACCGAGTCACAAGTTGTTCATTGGCTTGAATGATTTCATCGATTTTCCAAAAGATTTCAGATGAGGTTGTAAGTTTGTGGGCTGTGTGAACCTGTAAACGCTCACCCCAAAGGAACATACCAGCCAGGATTCTCAGCTGCATGAAGGTAGATTTACCATTCTGACGAGCGATGATTACGCCTATTTCGTTGTGATACCAGCGCCCATCAGGCTTGACTCGATGCATCTCCATAGCCAAAAGTTTTTGCCAAGGAAGCAGTTTGAAGGTCTCACCAGTCACCGGATCAATCAATTTCTCACAAAAGTCAATCATTTCCTGTCCGCGAGAGGGTAGATCGACCGCTTTTGACCTAATACGAGGTTCTGTAGCCCCTAGGTAAGCCGTAGGAGGCTGTTCTAAGCCTGTT